AAAACCAAAAGCAGCATCCCAGCTTCCAAAATCGAAACCCTTGTACACAACATGTTTTATGAGCTCGGGTGAATATTCATTTGTTCGACCTGGTCCAAAGTAAATGAAGGGTTTTGAGACAAAAGCACGCAATCCAGAGGTAAAAGGTCGTGAGACTTCAAGAAAAATGCTTTCCGTATCAATGTAATCCAAAAACTCGCGTCCAGTTTTTGTCATCCTCATTTTGCCCAAGTACCACTGAAAGTAATCACGACCCCAAAGAGCAGCAGAACGAACACAAGTTCGGATCGTCGAGGTGTAATCTGTCTTATCTGCACCTTTGTAGTACCACATCGGAATTTCTTCAATCAAACTCTTGGGCAATGGTCCAACAATCATCGATTCAGGTCCATCAAAAGGATTCTTAACAAAATAACGACTCAAAAACACGAGATCTTCAAACTTTGAGAATTTAGAAATTTCGCCCTTGTCAGGTGCAGTTGCTTTAACACCACACGACTCCAAAACTGGTGGAATTGTATCTCCGTTAAACCACTGAGCGTTGTCAGAAACAGTTCCAATGAAATCATCGCCATAAGCATGTATCACACAATTTTCCTTGAAATGTGATCGCGTCAACGGAGCGCCTTCTGCAATTGCAAGTTTAATCCAAGAGTAAGAAAGAAGAATCCAATTTGCAATGGTATTATAGATTGTTGTCATAGTGCATCCAGACGGATTACCTTGATGGTAGTGAAACAAATCGCCATCAATCACAACAAAGTGGTTGAAACTCTCGATACCCGAACAGATTACGTGTTTCTTGTCTTCTTCCTTAAAGACTGAAGCAACGCATTCTGACACGGTTTGTAAGAGTTGCATCGACTCTGATGCATCGAAACCTGAGTAATCCAAGGCAAAATGTTTCTTCCCCATCATACGATGTTTCATTCCCATGTCATGCCATTCCGTTAACTCTGGATTAATTCCATACGCATGTGGAAGCTTAAGTCTCGCTTCCTTAAACTGCACAACAAAATCAAGAAACAAC